TGCCGCGTTCCATCGCCTCTGACCTTGCCCGGTTGGGCTTACCGCCGGTCATGCCTGCTCCTTGCGGTGCTTGCCCTCGCCGCCGTAGTACATCCTTTGCAGGCCATTGCCCCGCAGCGGGTTGCCGCAGTCCAGCCGCAGCAGGAGCGTTGCAACGCTGTGTGTTCCCCGCTTGGCTTCATGGGCGCTCATCGCTGTTCCTCGAACGCCGTGGGCGCACTCATAGCATCACCCATCGCTTCTGCTGGTCACCGCACTTACGGCACCAGCGCCGCCGGTAGTCGTACCAGTAGTGCCAGGTAGTCCAGTCGTGGCCGATCTTCCAGAAGCACTTCATAGCCACGGCCCGTAGTGCCAGTCGAGCTGGCGCTGGAGTTCGAGCATCGCCCGGCCCTTAGCGACCTTGTACGAGCCGCGCTCGCAGGTTCCGCTGCCGTAGAGGCCGGTGGGGATGTGCGTGATCTTCACGGTTACGTCGCTGCGCGGGAAGCCGTTGGCACCGCCAGCTGGCCGGTAGGTGTCGACGCGCAGGTCATCGTCTTGCTCATTCACTAAGTCTTTTGGCTCGACCCCCGTTGCCGACAGGAGCTAACTCTGGAAGCCCCGGGGGCCAAGCACGCCCGAACAGTACGCGACCGGGGAAGTCGCGGCAACAAACACGCCGAGGAGGCGACATGGCCGAAACAGTGCCGATGTATCCGGGGCTGTACGCCCAACTGTCGCGCGACGACAGCTGCTCGTTCGCGACGGACAGCACGCTGCTGACCCTTCAGACCCGAGTGCCTAACGAGGTGCTTGCGGAGGTCGATTGGGTCGGCGATCTCTTCAAGGAGATGTTCGAGAGGTTCGACAATGGGTCGTAGAGGGCCGAAAGCCGCCCCAAACCACCTGAAAGTGGTCCGTGGTGACAAGGAATCCCGCTTAAACCGGGATGAACCGGTACCAAGTCAGATTGCAAGCCCTATTGCTCCCCCTTCCATAAGCGAGGGAGCGGCGAAAGTGTGGGAGCGGCTAGCTCCCGACATGATCGACAAGAAAATGCTCACAGAGTGGGATGTGGACACCTTTGTGGTGTTCTGCGAGGCGGTTGCCACGTATCACGACTGTCGGCAGATGATGGGCCACGAGTACACGGCTGCCGGTGCGGCTGGCGGTGTGATCAAGTCGCCTTATTGGCAGATCATGCGTGACTGCTCGGCGATCATGGCTCAGTACAGCTCGCGCTTCGGTATGACGCCGGGTGACCGGGCTTCGCTTAAGGCTGGCATGGATGAGGACTTAGGGCCTCGTAGCGGAGCGGAGCGGATTCTTGGCTGATTGGCCCGAAGATTACGTGAGCTGGCCCGCGTGGCGCGGCTGGGGCTTCCTGCTCTTGAAGATGGTCAACAACCAGCTCGTCATGGAGCGGGCGATTGACCGCGCTATGCGGGAGTACGCCCGTGGTTAGCGCTTGCGGCGAGACATGGTGCCAGTGCGGGGACTGCGAGCCGAGGGGCAGCATTAATTACAGGCGCTGGCTGCCGGGTGATCCGGTGCCACAGTGCTTACGGTGCGGTGCGCCCGGTGGGCCGCACGAATGCCTTAGGGACTAAGAACGCAGAAACCCCCAGGCCGATGACTAACCTGGGGGATTTCTCTCGCGTGTAACAGTGCAGTCTCTTAATCGGTGTCAACCACCTCCTCGCACCCGTCAGCGGTAATGCCTCACTTTGTGCCCGATGACCCGCCGGATTGGGGACTCACGCACTCCGACATGGGCGGGGGAGTGGAACGAGCCACCGGGCTTACTTCCAAGCTAGTAAGCGCCCCCCGCGTGGGGTCAATGAAAGCTAACTGTCAGTCGCCTGGCGTTCGACTGGTCGCCAGCGTTACGCCTTGTCGGGGTGGCGTCGGGTGTATTCGTCGGCGAGCATCCGGCGGCGGTCCATCCGCAGCTCGCGCCGCATCCTGCGCGCGTTCCGCTTCTGCCGCTCGTAGTCGTACATGCCGAAGTACATGACCACGGAGAGCGCCGTTATCGCTAGCGCCCACGGGCCGATGAGGTGCCACAGTCCCCAGGTGATCAGCAAGTAGGCGATCACCATGCCGGGGTTAATCTTGCTCTTCATATTCAGGAAGTGTGTTTGCCGAGGGAAGCGCTGTCAAGCTTAAACCGCTTATTGGCGTTAGCTGTGAACTCGCTGAGTTTCCCGGCTTTGTCGGCTTGCACCATGTCGTACTTCGATGGCACGACGTGCGGCCAGCTCTTATTGAACCGGATCGTGGCCTGGAGCATCGCCGTCATTCCTTCTGGGCCTGCGGCGTCGGGGTGCTCGCGTAGCAGGTAAGCCATAAGCGCGTCTTCATATGCGGCCACTGCGAGAAGCGCTTCCCAGCGCGGCGTCATGTCGAGCATCGCTTGCTCTTCTGCTGATGTAGCCACTAAGGCGGGCGAGCGTTCACCGTCGAGACTCAGCCCCCTAGCGGGGCTGGCGGGAGTTGAACCCGCCCTCTCACCCTGCGCCAACTTGGCCTTCGCTGACGTAATCGGCGACATTACACACTTCGTAAAGGCAGGTCAATGTTCTATTCGGCGTGGCGTGTGCGCGAGTGGCGGCATCGCGAACGTAAGCGGCGGATGACCGTCGAATACCACGTAACCCTATTCCGGCTTGAGCGCGCTTTACGTGCCAATGGCGTGCCCTTCGAGCGCGACCCGGAACGAATTCTTAACTCCTAAGGGGGTGCCTGTTGGACCGCTGCGGTTATGTCTTCGATGACATCGAATGCGACGGAGTCGGCCACCACCACTGCATCCCCCGCGCCGATAAGGCGCAAGCGTTCTTTGAGGAAATCCTCGTCCACACTAAGGGCACTTACGCCCGCAAGCGCTTCATCCTTGAGGACTGGCAGCGCGATGACATCATCCGCCCGCTATTCGGCGATGTGGTGTGGTCCGACGAGTTCGAGGGTTACAAGCGCCAATACGAAATCGCTTGGATCGAGGTTGGCCGCAAGAACGGCAAGACCGAGCTGCTGGCCGGGATCATGCTTTACCTACTGGTCGCTGACGGCGAAGAGTCGGGTGAGATTTACGGCGTCGCCCGTGACCGTAAGCAGGCCGCGCTGGCATTCGACGTTGCGGCGCAGATGGTCAAGTTCTCGCCGGTCTTAGCTAAGCGGCTGAAGATCACCGAGTACAAGAAACGCATTTACGACGCGCGCACCAACTCGTTCTACGAGGTCATCGCTGCTGACGCGCAGTCGGCCCTTGGCTCTAACCCGTCCGGTGTCGGCGCTGACGAAATCCTCGCGTGGCCGGACGGCGGCATGTGGGACTCGATGCGTACCGGTATGGGTTCGGGTGCGCGCCGCCAACCGCTCATGGTCGCTTCCACGACCGCCGGTAATGACACCGAGGGCTTCGCGGGCCAGATGCACAAGGAAATGCAGAAGGTCGCGGACGACCCGGACTACATGCCTCACATCTTCGTCTACATGCGGAACACGCCGATGGACGCGGACCCGTGGGACGAGGCCAACTGGCCCGCCGCGAATCCGGCTCTCGGCACGTTCCTGTCGTGGGAGGCCATGCGTAAGCAGGCTCACGAGGCTAAGAACAACCCGATTGCGGAGATGGGCTTCCGGCAGTTCCGCCTGAATCAGTGGCAGAACTCAACCATCCGCTGGATGAAGATGCACCTCTGGGACGCCAAGGAAAACGTCGGCGTCAAGCACGGGGGCGGCATCGAGACGCTGGAGGCGTTCCACGGCCAGGAGTGCTGGTTTGGGTTCGACTTAGCGGCCCGTAAGGACTTGTGCTCGATCTGCTACGTGTTCCCGCAGTCGGATGGCTCGCTGGACGCGGTGTGGCGCTTCTGGTGCCCGGAGTCCGCGTTCGATCAGCTGAACCGGCTTAACGGCAACCGCTTTCAGGGCTTCAGGGATGACGGCTGGTTGACGGTTACCGAGGGCGACGTTCTGGACTTCCAAGTCGTCTACGACGACATTGAGTCGGACTCGCGGCGGTTCCACATTCTCGGCGGCGACTGCGATAAGTGGTCGTCCGATCCGGTCATTCAGGAGATCGAGTCTCGCTGCTACATCCGCGAAATCTTCGCCTACAAGAACGACTTCGCGCATATGTCTGACGGCATGCACCGGGTCTTCGAAATGGTCATGGATAAGAAGTTCCGCCATCACGGTAATCCGTTGGCGCGCTTCTGCTTTGACTCCTGTGAGGCGCGGGTGGCGGCTTACGACCCAAATCTGATCCGCCCCGACATTCCTGACCGCGCTAGCGCCGCTAAGCGCATCGACGCTGTTCCGGCGGCGGTCATGGCGATCAACGCCTGGTACACGCGCGGCCAAGACGCCCGCTCCATTTACGAGGACGAAGACATCCTCATCCTCTGAAAGGCCCCATCTTGTTTCGCAATACAGACCTGCTTAAGGCTCATTTGCGGCAGCGATTCCACGTCACCCCTAAGGACGGTTCGCCGAACTTTGACGGCGTGCTCGTGGAGTACTCGCCGATCAACTACAAGTTCGCGGACGTGCGGGTGAACGGCCACCAGGCCGCTAGCCCGCTGCTCATCGACCGCGACAACGTCTCGTACATCCAGGCAGTGGCCGTTGCACCCCCGGCGGTGATGACCGGTGCTGCTAGCTAGCGGGCAGACAGTCCCTGGCCTTGCACCGCAGTCCTTAGCCGAGATCAGCCCCCAGATCACCACGTCGTTTTACTACGCGGAGCATCTGGGTTTGCAGCTGGAGCGCGAGTACGCGCTGTACGGCGAAATCTATCGCTCGCAGCCGTGGGTTCGCACGGTCATCGACAAGCGTGCGAATGCTGTTGCGAGGCTTCCAGTGGACTGCTGGGACGTAAACGGGGACACCCGGACACTTGACACTCGCTCGCGGTATGCGGCGCTTCTAGCCAATCCCTGCGAGTACATGGACAACGCCAGCTTCTGGTTCTGGATTCAGGCGAACATCGACATTTACGGCGAGGCGTACTTAGCCATCGTCAAGGACGACAACGACCTGCCGGTCAGTTTCATGCCGATGCACCCATCGCGGGTCGCGATTCAGCGTGACCCGGACACCGGCACGTACCACTACACCTTCCAGGCCGGGACCGGCTTGGGCACGGAGCTGGTGAAGTTCCCGCAGTCAGATGTGGTGCCGTTCAAGCTGTTCAACCCGAACAAGCTGGAGCGTGGCCTTAGCCGGATGGACTCGCTGAAGTCCACGATCTTCGCTGAGGACTCGTCGCGTAACGCTACGGCGGCTATGTGGGGCAACTCTGGTCGCCCGAACATCGTGCTGACCTCGGAGAAGCCTCTGGGGGAGAAGGGCCGTGAACGGCTCGCGAATTCGTTCCGCATGGCGCACGCAGGTTCAAGCAACGCCGGTAAGGCGCTGGTCCTCGAAGACGGTGTGACGGCGGCGGCTTTCCAGCTGACTGCCGTGGAAATGCAGCACATCGAGGGTCGGCAGCTTAACCGCGAAGAGGTCTGCGGCGTCTACGACATCGCACCTCCTATCGTCCACATCCTCGACAACGCAACGTATTCGAATATCTCGGCGCAGATGCGCGCGTTCTACCGGGACACGATGGCCCCGGCGCTCATCTTCATCGAGTCGGTGATGGACAAGTACGTCGGCGCTTACTGGACACGCAAGAACACCATGAAGTTCGCGGTGGACGACGTGATCCGAGGCGACTTCGAATCTCGCGCTACCGCAGGCCAGAGCGCTGTTACGACGGGCGGCATCACGCCGAACGAGTACCGCGAGCTGATGGGCTACAACAAGTCCAACGATCCGAAGGCGGACAAGCTTTACGCCAACTCGGCATTGCAGCCTCTGGGTGAACCGCCCGAGCAGGAGCGCATCACCATTGCGGGTCAGGTGGCTGGTACGACGCAGCCCGGCGAGAGGCCGGTAATCGTTCCGCCTGCCACCACCCCGGTTGCGTCGCTTGATAACTCGAAGCCGACAACGGTTCCGTCGTTGCAGGCGGCGCATGACGCGGCTCAGGCGGCGACTAAGCCTGGCGCTAATGCGCCTAAGCCTGCGCCTAAGCCGATTGCACCTCCAAATCCGGTGCATCCCAACGCAGCTCCAAAACACCTTAGGGCGATTAAGGGCGCGATGGGTCGGCAGCAGGACATCAACGCAGTGGCGCAGAAGCTTTACGCCGCTTACCCGAACGACTGGGAAGACATCTTGCTCTCGGTGGCTATGGCCGTCTCTGAGCACCAGAAAGGCCACAACTAAATATGGACATTGTTCGCAAGACGATTCAGGCGGCTATTGACCCTGAATCGCTAACCGACGCCACCCCGGAGAAGCCCTACGGCGGCTTTATCGCGGTCGCTTCCGACGAGTCGCGCGACCGGGACGGCGAAGAGCTGTATCAGAACGAGTGGGTTACCCCGCTCCCTGATCACATCACCATCGACACCGACCACGGCATGTCTGTGGCGACGACTGTCGGCTCCGCGCGCCCTTACTTCGAGGGCAAGGAACTGATGATCGACGCCTCGTTCTCCTCGATTGAGCGCGCGCAGGAAACTCGCAAGCTGATCCTTGAGGGGCACATCAAGACCGTCTCCGTCGCTGCGCTGGTGGACCGCTCAAAGAAGAGCGGCACCCCTAAGCGGGAGCTTCTGAACGTCGGCATTGTCGCGATCCCGTCTAACCGGAACGCGATCATCTTCGACGCCAAGAACTTTGACGGTAGGGATGAGGTCAAGTCGCTGGACGAGGCCGCGCGCGACTTGCTGCTG